CCTTTTAAGTGCAATTGTTGCAGTCATGTCAGTAAGTAATTAAAGTTGCCTCCCACCCACCACATAGTAGGTTAGAAGCGATACTTCAGACCAGCCTTGGTACCGTAGCTGTTGACGGTATCAAAGGCAGCAGAAATCTCACCGTACACAGAAAGTTGCTTGCTCACATCAACACCACCGCCAGCTTTGGCAGTCAGTTTGGTGTCAGCTTCACCACCGTCAGGAGTAAAGATAGCAGGACCACCTTGAACGTACCAGGAGGCAGCGCCTTCGGAACCATCGACACCGACGTGGAAGTCAGTCGAAGTTCCAGTGTAGTCAGAACCGGTAAAACCGGAGTTGGCTTCCACATTCACATAAGGAGCGGCGAAAGCAGGTGCAGCCATCAGAGCGACAGCGGGGAGGATAGCAAGAGTTTTCATTTGAATCGTTTTAGGTAGTCGTATGAGTATTGTTCCCGTCTACCAAAGATTCCCCAACCTAACCAGTAGGAAGCAGAATTCATGTAGAAGGGAACGGGTTGATGAGGAGTACGGAACTCACTCAGCTCTGCTCGAAATTGTCCTTCGTTAATCATGTACCGTACTTGACCTTCAAGACTAGAAGGGTCACAAGAATAACGGCGACAAAATGAACCAAGTCCATAGTAGCGTTTCTGAGTTGTCCATTGGATAAGACCATACCCTCCTCGGAGGCATTGGTCGTAAGGAAGTATAGCACCTCCTTCACAGACGTTGGAGCGGAAATGAGATTCTTGTTTGATGTTGCCCATGATCACAGCCAGGGCAGTCTTGTCTTTGATCTCCGCTTTAGTTTGGAGTTGTTCAAGAACATACTGCTCTTGGACGGTACAATCAGGGCATTCAATCATTTCCGTTTCTTAGCTGTTTTAGCGGCGCGTTTAAAATTAGCAGCCGTGGGTGCGCCTTTAGACCCAGGCTTCCTCATTTTTTCACCACTGCCAGCAGCAATACGCTTACGCTTAGCATTGATGTTTGCATAAAGACCTTGTTTAGCCATGAGATTAAGCTCCAGGAGGATAGTAACCAGTACGACGAATATAATCAAGGAGAGGATATTTAACTCTCCTTAATGTTCCGTTTTGAAACAAACGTTCGTACTGCTTAGCATCCATTTTTCTTTCAACCATGTCACGAAATTCTTCTTGACTAAGTTGAGCGATCTTTAAAGTGTTACGTCCTTGTTTTTTTGTTGCAGGTAGCATTACCAGATACCGGGAATGATCTGTCCGGTCAAAGCATAAGAACCAAGAGCAGCCATAACGCCAAGCATAGCGAGACGACCATTAAGAAGCTCAGCTCGCTCATTGCGGGGTACGCCGTAGGGGTGGTCAGTCATTAGTAGTTAAGATCGGATCGTTCAAGTTTAGCAAAGACATCCTGCCGATAAGCAGGATCCCTATCATAGCGTGGATCGGACATAGCTTGCACAACTTCAGCTTGGCTACGGAAAACATCTTGCTGAGTCTGAGCAGGTTTGCCAGACAACATCCGTCCTTCGTAACCATTAGCTTCCTGGAATGCAGCTTGCAATCCAACCACAGCCAGTTTAACCATGTCAGGATCTCCAACGTTAATTAAATTATCGAAAGCCTGAACAAAATTTTCTGGCATATTTTCTGCAGCCCAGCTAACCAAACCATTGTACTGTTGTTCGCCACCGACAAAGTTCTGGATATCAGTGACTTGATCAGCAGTGAAATCTTCAATTTGAGAAGGGTTAGCTTGGATCTGCATGTAAGCTTCAAGGAGATCTTTGCTATCCATTTGGGATAGCTTTTCAAAAGTCTCCTCGCTCAGCTTACCATTGTTAGAATAGTATTCTTCAGAGGCAGAGTTAAGAAGATCAATCAGAGGATCAGCATCAACTTGCTGTTCTTCTACTTCTTCTTCCCGCCGCTCCCCTTGCTGTGTTTCTTCCCGCAGGCCATCGTTAGATTCTCCTAGTTTCTTTTGAAGTTCAATGTAAGCTTTTTCCAGTTCTTCTGCTGACTCGTATTTACCAGCCAGCATCCGGCTTTCTTCTTGAGCACGTTGCTCGCCAATAGCTAGAGCTTCCTGCTCAGCTTCATTCAGTTCCGGTTGATCCGCTGGAGTCGGATCGTATGTTAGAATTGCCATTTACAGTAGTTACTTGAAGGTTACCAAGGCCAACAGTTTTTACATAGTTGGGTGAACGACCGATGGTAGGGGTACCTACCTTCATTCGTGGAGCGTAGCGATTACCATCTTCAGTGTACGGGTCATCGCCAAGTGTCATTTTCTGAGTAAGTTTTTTCTCAGTGACAGGGTTGGGTTCAGGCGTCTCGATTGTAAGAGATACCTTTTCATTTGTAATTTCTTGAGCGGGCTTAGCGGTACGTTTAGGCTCGGGAGGATTAGTCTTCCGGCTGGACCTCCGCTTCGGGGCTGGATCCGTCATTAAATTGTTCCATCATTTGGGTATTTTTACTCGGGTCCATCATAGGAGAAGATGCAAATTTACCAGCTTGCTTAAGAAGTTCTTGCTGTTGCATCATCTGCTGTTGTTCCTGCATCTCACCTTGGAGCTGCTGTTGTGTCTTGACCAGACCCAGAGTTTCGATACCTTGTGCAGTAGCCAAACGTTTGATGACTTCTGAAGGTTCGATGTATTTTGCAATTGCTTCTGGACCCATGGTCTGAGCAACTGTTTGTAAGAACATAGTCAAAGACTCACGGTCTTGACCACGACCCAAAGCATTTACACCCGCCACAATCTGTGGACGGACAAGATCTTTGGGAAGTTTTGGTACTTGATTGTTCCGTTGAAGAACAAACATAGTACGGTTCAAATAGGGAACCAGGAACTCTACAGTCAGCAAGGAAAACAAGCCGCCAAGCTGTTGTTCAAGTTCAAGTTGAGTAAGACGAACTTCCTCAGCAGTTGTACGTTCAGACTGACGAACAGAAAGAACAAGGAATGCTTCGGAAAGCCGTTGAGTCAAGCTAGCAGCCATCTCAGATGCAGTACGGAAGTCAGCAGTTTTACCCACTTGAACAACTTGTACGTCTTCAGGTCTGCCCTGTACAATAGCACCGTTTCCAGCATTTGCAAGCGTTGCAGGCTTAGTAGTACTGCTTGGCGATACCAAGAATACAACCTTAGCAGCAACACTACTACCTTCAATCAGTGCTTGGCTCAAAGAATCAAGGGAACGTAAATCCCCAAGGAATTCTTCAACCCTACCACGACCGTAGTCTTCACCGTCCACAGTATTGAATCTGAGAACGAGCCATGGAGAAACATTTTTAGGTGCGGTGCTTCGGCTACCAGGAATGATTTTGTCATCGACTTCCTGATGCCATACCCAACGACCTGATGCTTCTTCCAGTCGGACGTAGGTGTACACCTCAACGTCATCCTCTTCCCCGTTTCTACCTGAGCCAGAGTTACCACCAGCTTGGTTAGGTTTAGGCAGAGGTATATCAAGAAGCTCACGGGAAATCAGCTCCTTAGTTACAATCTCAAGAACGTTCCCATCACCATCACGGTTTACAACAAACCGATTCAGCGGGTACATCTTGATTCCAGTCTTGCCCATAAACAAAAGGGCGTTACCGCTGACAATCAAATGCTTGATTGCTTCGTGGATAGTAACACGATCATTAGATGCATTGATAACATCCATGATCATGCGTTCAATTTTACCGAAGCTTTCTTCGAGTTCAGTTTTAATCTCAGGAGGAAGTTCCTCGCCAAGTTTTTCATCCCGAACTTGTAGTTTAAAGAACGGGGTCATCGGAGGTAGCAGGGCAAGCATAAGTTTACTTGCCAATGTCACTACCGACTTGGCTCCAACTGATTGCCAGGGAGTTACAAGAGTTTTATGGTTTTCTTTGTAACCCTCGTCACGGCGAACCAAGTAAGGGAGAGTAAGACGAGAACACTCATAAGCTACGTCGAGAAAGTTGTTCCTTACAGAAGTAAGTTTCTCATACCGAGCACGAGCGTTCTTCACAGGTTAATTCCTCCACGCGGAATAGTGCCACCACCACGGGCGACTGCAACTCCAGCAGAAAGTCCACGACGACGTGCCATACTAGCACCAGTATCTGCGCTTTGAGTTTGACGACGCTTACTAGAGCCAGCTTGCTGCACTCCAGGCTGGTAAGTCTGTTGTTGCAGAGGAGTGTACTGTTGAGTAAGTTGTTTGGGAGGCTCAGGCTGCTTAACGATAGGAGTCTGAGGCATGATGTTAATAGGTGCGGGAGCTTGTTGTTGCCCTCCGCCGCCACCACCGAAACACATTAGCTTTCATCCATTTTAGATTGAATCCACTCGACAATGGAGCGTTGACCTGCTTGATACATGATCTGCTCCATAGTCATAGCGGGGGTTGGGTTGATAGGTGGAAAGGTATCGAACAGTTCTTGAAGTAGGGACGAGGTTGTCATCCCCTTTACTTCAAGCATACTGAGGGAGGTTGGGGTTTGCATGTTCAAAGAACGCTGGCATCCTGGCTCGCTTGGTATCGGCAAGCTCAGGAGCTTTACCTTGATACATCAAGTTATCGCTGGAATCCAGCCAAAATTTTTTGTCCAAATATTTATTGGTAGTATTTCTACCTAGTGGCTCCATAACCCAGTTTATGGTAGCCTTACGCAGCTTGTCAAGAGAAGGGCTGTAGGTTAGACCCATCTCAGTGCAGACAAGAGTGTTAGTAGAAACGTGGACCTGTTCATCACGAGAGATGTCAGCACTTACTGTTCGGAGTCCAGCGTCACCGTTGAAACGGAAAAAGGGTAGGAGCACAAAGAAAATCGCACGTTCGGCAACCAACGCTTTGAGGAGCGTGTGATCTGGATGCGTAACCCAAGCTTCTCGTAGCCTTTTGGCTTCCGCCTCAGCTTTCGGATCAGTGCCGATAGCGTTGGCGATGTAACCCAGCGCGAGGTCGTGATTCTCCTCGTCCTTGATATTGGATCGAAGGAGGTCCACACTTGCTTTCGGAACTTCATTTTTGAG